TGAATTCTGTAATCATGTCTGTAAAATCTATTAAGTTGTAGTCTTTCTTGTATTGGTTAAGATCGTGCACAAACTGTTTTAGTTGCTGCACTGTTATGTCTTGTGTATGTTCTTTTAAATTAAATTGTTGTTCAGGTGTAATATCTCGTAGTTTAGCTAATTGTATTATACGTAGTAAATCACTTTTAGTTGTAAATAACCCTGTGTGTTCATTATCATAATCATGATAATCTAAATTATATCCTGTCTTTTTTCCTAAATCTTCATAGTGTCTACGCTGTAAGACTTCTTCTTTTTTGATACCTAATCTTTTAAACGCTAGTGAATGTAGTGTTCTAAAATAAGGTAAGTCATCTTCACTAAAATTAAATTTATCCATGGCTCTGTCTCTAGCTTCATGTGCAGCTTTTTGTGTAAAAGAAAAGTATCCAATTTTATTTGGATCTGTTTGTTTTAAATATTTATCCACTTCGTTTAATAGCGTTGTAGTCTTACCTGTGCCAGGTGGCCCTAATACAATAGTTTTCATTTTAGTGAGTTCCTTATCTTTGTATTAAATTTAGTTTCTTCAGACGTAATTTTTCGATGTAATCCAGATTCAATTAATTCATAGTCTCTATTTTTAGTATGAAATTTAATCCATGCGTCTCTAAAATTTTTTGCCTCGTCTTTAAACTCCCAACCTGTTTTGCCACGATAAACTATTTTTGCCGTTTCAAAATTACCGTATTCAGGATAAAGTTCTGCGAATAATTTTTCTTCAGACATTTTTATAGAATGTAAAAATTTTAAATAGATTGTTATAAATTCTTTTCCATCTTTATGATGCGCATCCATGGGTGGATGAGTAGCTGCACTATAACCCTGACTTCTCTTCCATTTTAATTTTTCATCTGATATCGCTTTACGAAAAGCATTCATTATAGCTGGTTTGGGAGGAGCGCTCTCATGAACTCTACCATCACCACCAAAACAAATACACCTTGCAACGGAAAAATCTTTCATGTTTCCCATCAAATCATAAAATTCAAATCTAGGTTCAAAATATATAGGTCCAGGTTTTATGCGTATATTTACAATATCTTCCTCGTTTTTTTTCCATGCTCCCTGTACCATATGCTCTGCTTGTTTTAACGGAGTGTAGTAATAGTTACGCATAAGTTCTTTCATGTGTTTAATTTCTTCTTGATTAAGAGCATAGTAAATACCCCATTCTTTCTTTTTTTGTTTTAGAAAAGCAGTGCAACCTTTTCTTGTGTCTGGCTCTCTACCGAATATAGTAAATTTTATTCTTTTCATAATAAATGTGTCATCAGAATGGTAGCAATACAAATTACAGTAATGATTCCCATGTCATCGTTATATGATGGCCTCCTCAAAACGCATCCTCCTTTTTAAATTTTCGTTCTTTTATTTTCATTTGTTCTTTCTCGAACTGTTTTATTTTTATCACAGACAATTTCTTTTTACCTATGTTCATTCTAATATGTTCACAATTACAATGCTCTAACAACCATAGTATTGTGATGTCATATTTTTCTGTCCATTTATGTCTATGTAAAAATTTGTGATAAAAATGTGTAAAAATAAAATGATGATGCAAGTCCTTGTTCCAAACATTACCAGACTCCATGTCCTCTTTCGTAGCACCCTCTGCAGTTCTACTTGTACAATAATTCTCTAGGTGTTGTGCTAGCTGTTCTAATTTAGTTGCACCTGTTGGTGCCTCTATAATCTCTGGGTTAGCCATGAGCAAAGCAACCATGTCTTTATAATCTTTTGGTTTTATCGTAGGTGGAAACTTGTGTATTTGATTCATACATGCTCGAACAAATAATCTTTGTTCTTGTAATTCCTCTGCTTTTAATTCTACTCTTTCACCATCTACGTTTAATCTAAATATCTTTGGATCTAATTCTATTATTTGCAAGTCTGATAACTGTGGAAAAAGACTTTGTGTTCCAATACCGTACTTCCTAGTTCTACAAAGTTGTTTATCACAATGATTACACATTGGCTCTTCACTACATTTAAAACCGTAATCTTTATTATCTTTTCTAAATTTTGTTATTTCATCGTGTCTAAATGGGTTTACAAAATGTTTAAAATTAAATGCATCTAGTTTATCAGCCCAACTATCTGGCCACTTCTTTTTTGCATAAACCCTAAACTGAAACATAACTCTGTCTCTGCCATCATCTAACTTCTCTTTTGTCAAAGATTCTAAACAAGGCGGTCCATCATCAAACTCTGATGGTGGTCTTTTGATCTGTAAATCTTGTAATTCTTTTGGTGTGAGAGCGCTGACTTCTACAGCATTTAAAAAAACATCTATTGTAACTGCTCTGCCTTGAAGATCAAAGCAATATCTTGTTGTATTTTTACAATTAAAGTATGGTAAATTTAAAAAATTTCCTGTATCATCTTGCGATTTTAATTCAATTTGTTTTGGAAATACCTCAGCATTACCAAATCCCAACACGGCACTTACAGACATAAGTTTATCACGCATTAGTTTTGCAGGGACAAAGTCTGTCGTAAATAAAAATATATGTGCGCCACCACTTTTAGATCTACAGACGTGTAGTGGTATTGCAAACTGATTTATTTTATTTATTATTTCTCTGTGATTAAGAGTGTATTTATCTACATCAATACATCCCCATCTACATTCGTTGTCTTCGTTGATCGGTATTATACCTAGACTAGGTTCTATGCCATTGAGATGGTTTTCCCAATGTCTACGTCCCAACCAAACCATGTTCCCTTGTCGTTAGACATTTGCACAGTTTTTAAAGTATAAATGTGGCTGTATGTAGGCGGAGTAAAAAGTCCATTCTTACCACGCATTTTTAAACCCAACATTACTGAATTCCATTTTCTACTAATTTTAAGTTGTGTAGATTTCATAGAAATTAAAGCTTGTTGAGGCACATCATTTAAATAAATTACATAGTGATTAGCAGTATTATCTAAATAATTACCATTTGGTAATCTATCTTTATAATCTTTTCCTCTTTTAACCTCTTTTAATATAGGACTATCAACTGCATGAGAACCAACCGGTGCTCCACCACCTGTAGTCCCTCTATCTTTCCATTCGATATAATGTCTGTGATAAAATACAGGTATCACATCTATTTGATCATAGAGTTTGTTCGTTACAGTATTTATTATTTTTCCAGGTTCTGCACCTTCTACGTATTTAGCATCTCTTTTATTTACTTCCGGAGATAATTGTCCCAAAATTTTAAGGAAAGGTAATACTTGGTCGTCTTTCGACAACATGTTTTGGGTACCTTGGTCTGCATCAGCTTCAAATATATTTGTAGCTAGTGCTCCTTCTTTTTTTATTGTTACTTGACTCATGTTACTTGTTCCTCTTTATTGTTGTTTTGTTTCCAACATATACGTTGAAAAGTTCCGTTGGCATTTCTTTCCCTGCCTCGAGACGCTCACGGACGAGCGCTTTGAGGGTCATGGGCTCTACCTTCAGCTTTTGTGTCGGTTCGAGTCCTTGACCCTTCGCAAGTTCAGCGTAAGCCGCTGCCTTGTTATCCTCAGAACGTCCAAAAGAAACGACAACCTCATTTTTGATGATGTCGCCTAGTCCGTTCTGACGAAGCCAGTTAAACGCTTTCTCTTTATTTGCTTGTGTGATAGTAGCGCTGTAATTCGTTTTTACTTCTACTGATGATCCATCAGACAATTTTAAAAAAGATAAACCCATCTCTGACAGCATGGTTGGTATAACCTCACCCGATAAATGTTCTATTTCTTTTTTTCTTTGTTTAATAGATTCTTCTTGGATCTCTAGTTGTTGTTGAAGTGCTTGCATTTCTTTTATCTTATCTGCAAGTCTGTGTATGTTTTCAGTTCTATCTAGAACTTCTTCTTGGTCTTTCTCAAAATCAATCGCAGTCATGTTTCTTGTTTCCTGTTCCGTAAATATCAATCTCGATAGGATAATACTTTTTTTCTTGTCTATCCCATTTTAAGAGATTGTATCTACCATTTGTTATATCTGATATCAAACAGCAGACAACACCTATTATAGCAGGATCACCTGTCAATAACAAGTAGTCTGTTGATTTAAAATCTTTTAAAAGATTTTTAAGTTTTAATATTAAAGGTCCAGGAGAAAAAATCATTTGCGATCTTTCATCTAACAAAAACTCTAGCTTGCCATATTCTGATGCGCCCATAATGTTAAATTTAGGACGACCTTCTCTTGTGCCTGCAATTTCTTGCACGACATAAACTTTAGGCACTCTATCTTTTTTTACCTCTGAATAATTAATACTTTCTGTATCTTTCATATTGACTTTATTC